TGAAATCCACATAATTGACAGAATTGCAGACAGTGGCCAGCCTTTAAATTATTATATTACAGAAGTTAAAGCCAAAAAATATACTTACGATCAACATTTTTTTCCGCACGACGCTAAAGCGCGAGAATTACAAACGGGCAAAAGTCGCGTCGATGCTTTAGAAGCACATAATATAAATCCCGAAGTTCTGCCAGCCACAAGCGTCGCTGATGGGATCCACGCTGTACGACAAATGTTGCCACGATGTTGGATTGACAAGGATAAATGCCAGCCGGGCGTTGATGCAATTCTGTCAATTATGTGGATTTCACGCCCGACGATTTGCCAAAAGTAAATAACTGTGTTATCCGCAATGCCTAAATCCCATGCCGTATGAACTGGCGTTGCCGGATCATAAGGCACAGATGTAATTTGTTTGTCTTGCTCTAGCTGTTTGATTATTCGGGCGTAATATGCGCCTGCGATAGCAACATCAAACGAGCACTCCCATTCTTGTGCAAAGAGCGATAATCCGTCGTCCTGTCCATACTCGCGGATATACTCGCGTTTTTCCTGTTCTATTTCATCGAACGATAATAAATTTGTATGTTGAACTGGCAGTATCTGTGTAAACCAATTTTCGTCATTCTTAGCCCCGTCCAACATGCGCCTGACATGATTATTGCCTCTTGGCGTTGTAATAAATAAAGCCCAGCCGCCGTTCTCGCGGAGAATTGGCCGGAGATAAGCCCATGCTGAAGGATTGGATAACGCCCATTCCGAAGCTGTCACGCCAATCGGAGGAGATCCAACGAGACTATTGTAGCTATCAGAGCCGACAAGTTGCCATGTGCTGCCGTTCACGAACTCGATGAACATATCTGTATTACGTGTACGTTTTCTAATCGCTTTCGGAAACGCTTCATCAATCCGGCGTTGGCCTGTCTTCGGGTTCACAGCATCCCATACAGACTTTCTGGCCTGTGCATATTCGGGCAACATGTGCCAATAATTGCCAACTCGTTGTAACGTTTGAGTAGCTGCCCAATGCAAACAAACATCATCTTTCCCCGCGCGTCGATGCCAGATTAACAAAGCACGCTTTATCCCATGTTCCAAAGCTTTCCACGCTGGCATTTGATAGTCGCGCGGCTTCCATTGATTGGGCAAGTTAATTGTCGTCATCACTGTACTTTGTAATGTTTACAACCAATCCACCACTATGCTCAATCTGGCCTTTGTCAGTTATCATGCCCATCAGCTTTGCTAAGTTCTGTGTGGCTGTAGTCATTGCGTTGGGGGCTTCGACTTTTACAGCAATGCGATAAGCTTCTCTGTGCATATGCACCAATTCCTCAACGGTGACATCGTTTTTCTGTGCTTGTTTGGCTTGTTCTATCTCTATAGCTTGTTTAATATCACTTTTTTTTAAGAGATCATGCCCCTGCTTGTATGCAGTTTTTACGCTATACCCGGCATTCTTTGCTGCTTTCGTAGCATTCCCCGAGTGAGCATATTCGACTGCAAATTTTTTTTGCCTGGCATTTAACGGTCTCATATTCCTAAATAAAATCTCAATTTGTGCTATAGATTGCTTTGTTACTCGTTATACAATACAATTTAAAAATTTCCAAGAGTAAAACGAGTAAAACAAGTAAACCGGGCAAAATAATGCGAAAAATGCGGATGAAAGAAGCTGGAATAGTTTTGGCTGATGAATTCAATGTAACATTAAAGGCAGGAAGAATGCGGGCTGAGAGATTGTGGGATTCTGGAAAAGTGAAAGGAAAAAAGATTGGATGTGCTGTGTTTTTTTATTCTGAAAGTTTTGAAAAATATTTAGAGGGACAAAAAAACTTTCTTGAAAAATAAATTTTAGGCAAAAAAAAGCCCCAATCAAGGGGCTAAGAAACTTCAGACAAATTAGCGGGCAAAATTTTTACTCAAAATGGCCTCCGTATTTTGAGTCTCCCCAATCTGAAGACATATAAAAAACTTGGTGTGTATATGTTCCCTTCGTGACAAAATAGGTGTTGTGGCCTTCAAAAAAGCTTTGGTTTTCATCTAAAGTGATTTTATATGTTACTTCAACGCCGTCTTCTGTTCGTCCTTCTTTTTCTTTTTTTGCTAAATTGAGCCATAAACTTTCAGGCAAATCAAACGGTGTTTCCTTTGATATGTGTTGTGGGCGTTCGCCCCATGACAAAATCATGTTTGGGGCTTTTTTTGTGTAAGTGCGCCCCAAATTCGGGATGATGATTTTATCAGTAGAGGATAGTAGAGGTTTGTCCTCCTCACGAATATCAAGATAAAACTCTTGAAATAACAGTGTAGTATTATAATAATCGGAGGAGAAATTCAAAAAATCCTTATCTTTTGATAAGGATTTTAAAGAGGCTATAATAGCTTCTTTGTATTCATAATGATCCAATCCAGACGGATTGGGGATAGCAATTTTTGCTATGATTTGTGGCATTTTCATAATGTTTTTTATTTCGAGTCCTCTATTAAAAAAATAGCAACTTTATAGCTGCTACCCAGAAAGCCCCAATTAAGGGGCTAATAAAAAAAGCACCAATTAAGGGGCTAAGAAAATCATTATGTTTTGTTTCAATCTAATAACTCATCGAAACGAACTGAAAACTTACTGAACAATGTTTCTTCATCGCCGCCCCAACACCAAGCCCACCCAGTGTTTGGGTCATAATAAACTTCTGGTAAATCAGTTTTCTGCATAGTTGTTAAGTCACTTTCATACACTGCTTCATCCGCGTCAATAGCCGCTTCAAAAGCCGCTGCTTTGCTGCGTAAAGCAGCAATTTTTTGTTGCTGTGTCAGATAAATACTTTCTCTCAGATAATTTCTTAACATACTCATTTTAAATCTCCTTTATGGATTAAATTTTGCGTTCACTATAAATAATGCAGAGCTTATGCCAACTATCGTATTTATAAATAAAACAATAGTTTATGCTGTATTATAGATATATTTATTAAAAGCATAAATGTTGAGTTTCAACACATTTTTACAATTAATATGTGTTGATTTTACTGAAAATATGAATCTTTTCAGCAATATATATCACATGTGTTGAAACTCAACATGTAGTGCTTAAACTCAACACAAAATCCGGCTGATACACGCAATAAGGACATTGACTCTTTTAGAGTAAAAAGATTGTGGCCTCATCCAGAAATGGAATTTAAATACTTCACTCCATCCGAGTGGGCTAACGCATTATTAAAATTGCGTGAGTGGAGTGCAAAAAAACTTGATGCAGTGAATGTGAATGATTACTTATTATAAGGAGTAAATATGGCAAGTATAAACAAAGTATTAATTTTAGGATACGTGGGCAATGATCCAGATATGCGTACAACGCAATCAGGGACAACAATTGCAAATATTTCAGTGGCTACCACTGAAAAATGGACAGACAAGCATAACGGAAGTAAGCAAGAACGCACGGAATGGCACAAGTGCGTATTTTTTGGCAAAGTGGCTGAAGTGATTCAGCAATACATAACAAAGGGATCTCAGTTACATATTGAGGGACAGTTAAGGACTGAGAAGTGGACGGATCAACAGGGCGTTGATCACTATACGACTAAAATTTATGGCCGTGAACTTGTAATGCTGGGAGGAGGCCAGCAAAATCGAGGCAATCAGCAGCAGCCACAACAAGGCGCATATCAGCAGCCTCAAGGCCAAGGCCAAGCTGCGCCCGCTAATTACACAGCCCCCCGCCCTGCAAATCCACAACATGATCAGCCCGTTGTCGTCGCAAGCGATGAATACAATCAGGACGTGCCGTTCTGAAGGCCAGATGAAAAATTTCATTTAATAGGATGCAAATTATGATCGATAAAAAACTGGAGGACATGTTCAAGGAGGAAAACGAACATTTATTAAACGTTGCGCGAGAATCTTTACAAAGATTGCGCCTGAGTTTTTGGGGATGGCTCAGAACTTATGCTCAACTGAAGATAGAAGCGTTTAAAACAGAGAACGACATATCTCTGTGCACAACACAATTTATTTATTTTAAAGTAGTGGAAAGACAACAACCCAATTTTTCCAACACAATTTATTTTTTTCCCCTGGCAGCACAGCATGACTTAAGGCAACTTTGAGTATGCAAACGGACAAGGAACCGATTACTAGCGCCCATATCGACCTATCAACCAAGGCCCAGCCGATTTTGATCACCAGACCGGCTACCTGGCTTATGATTTCGATACGAACAACCCAGCC